AATCCTGTCTTTGTCTCCCATTTCATCCACTCTGGTGGTTGCGCCGTATAGATCTCAGAATCTCCCGACGTGTATTCAATTGTGATTGGTAGTTTCATGCTCCCGGCTCCTTTGTTAGCTGATAGTTAATACTGGTGTAGTCACGCAAAGAAATGCGAGCGATACTGTCTGAGCATCTGGTGCTGTACCGCCGGCAGATGGCAAGATTGGCTGGACATCGAATGCAAATGATGCACCGGTGTCTGCCACTAATACCACTGCAAGTCCAGTTTGTGGTGCATTTGTTGCAGCCGTCCAGAGTGCTTCGCAAAGTGATGAAGCTGCTCCCCAGTCAGCAAGCATTTCAACGGCGAATGACCCCTGCGTATCAGTCGTATAATACGCTTTGCCATCAAGTGTCTGAAATGTTTGGATTGTCGAATCGACTGTCAAGACGGCCGATGTAGCTTGAGCATCGAAATCATCGCCGTCAATTGTGAACGTGATGTCTCTGCCGGTGATGATTGATGTTGGCATTTGTTTTTCTCCTTAGTCGGTGTAATACGTTGAGACTTGCAAATCGGACGTCAAGAATTTTCCTGTTCCGACTTCCAAAGGTGTGGGCGAGCTGACATCTCCGACGACGTAGCCGCCGGGCATGGTTGAGATAATTGAGATCATGAGATCTTCAAGATTGGTCAAAGCTGCGGCATTGCTGGAATATCCAACGACGCCAGTGACAAGAAAGTTTATTTTGACTTTTGTCGTAGATCCATTTATGAGAGTGCTTTCCAAATACGGCGAACCCGGAACCAATATTATTGATGGGCTAGTCATTGCTTCTGGGATGCCGTTATAGACATTGGCTGCAATCGTTGAAAGAGTTGATTGCAATGGTGTACGGACATCGGCTTCGATTGTCATAAACACATCGTCTCGACTTCAATAAACGGGCCAAGAAGTCCGATGATCCGATTGCTTAAGCTGCGGCCAAGGATGAATGGCGATGGTTGAAATTGATCGCTCATAATCTGATTGCCCGGAGCTGTAACGCTCTGGAACACTTCCACCGATACGACAAGAATGGCCGACTTAATGGGAGCAACGCCAGAGTATAAGTCGCCAGCGGTTGCCCCATCAATACACGCAAGCCCAGCCGGTATGACTGGGATGGTGTATGTGCTGTCAGCTTCGCCCGTTGCTGACGTAAAGACAAATGGCGCAATGCGATCATCGGTGACTGTCACTGTTGCGTCATAGATGCCACATCCGGTAATGACGACATCTTGACCCGGCACGAAATAATTGACGCGCTGAGTCGTGTAATAGGCGATTGAATCTTCTACAAAGACTTCTGTGACGGCTGATTGGTATCCGGTGAGCAATGGCAAGATTGTCAATTCTGCCGAATCAATCATCTGTTCGAGATATACGTTGGAGTAAAGAGAAACAGAAACGCCAAGAATATCGCGCAGCTCTTGAGCCGTGACAATTTGTGGCATTTCCGTTCCCTTCTACTGCTCGACCAGATCCGGGAGCGGCTCTGGCCGATGATTAGTGATTAATTAAACGTTGTTCATCTGGCCGCCATTGGCAACCTTTGTTGCACATGCGCCATAAGAATTGAGTGAGATTTCAACTGTGCCATCCGATGGCTTATTGACATCAAGACGGAAGTTTCCGCTCTCATACCAAGTAAATGCATCTGGCTCAAGAACAACCATTGAATCATCGGATGTTCCAGTAAATTCGCCTGAGTTGTCCACATAAAAATTCAACCCAAGTACGACCCCACGCTGTGACTGTCCATTGACAAGACCAGCTTGATTTTGTGGAAAATAAGCGTTGAACAACGGTGTGCCGCTGTCGTTGTAACCCATGATGTTGCTCCACTGTCCGGGAGAGACCAAGATGTTACGTGCAAAGCGTTGAGTACCTGAATACACAGCCACATTTGCTTCACTGACGTAAGAAATCAATCCTGCTGCAGTATTCGCGTGCGTTCCCGAAACTCTGTTTGAATCTGTTTTAATTTGATTTGCAACGTATTTATTTTGAGCAAATGCCATTGCTGATCCCATGATGCGAACAAGCTCGTTAAAGAAGTCCGGGCTTGATCTGTCAATAATCTCAGTCGTGAGGATGTTGCGGCCTGCAAAGCGCGTAATTGGAACCGAGATGAAAGCTGACTCAATTCCGGTATTTGTAACCGCGCCACCTTCTGCAACTGGATCAACTTCTGCAATCTGTGAAATCTTTGGAATTTCAAATTGAAGTCCAGCATCCGGCAATGTTCCGCGAGAAATTGCATCAATTGCTCCGCGTGTTCCGTTGCTTAGTGCATTGATGACCTCTGTTAATTGTCTGGTCGGATTAAACGCCGGATTTGTTGTTCCAAGGTCATCATTTGCGGCCGCGACGAATATCGCAGAATCTGACATTGGATTGAGCTTTGCCTTAATTGAATGCTCCATCCATGATCCAAGATTGACAATCGGTGATCGTGGTGAAGTGAAATATGGTGCTGGCTTGTTAGCTTGAACGATGTACTGTGAAGCCTCGACCACCTCTGCGGTTGGTGCTTCTGTTTTTTCGGTAGTGGGTTCCACTGCGTCTCCTTCGGTAGGTGTTTCATCTGGTATGACTTCGGTAGTCGCTGCGACATGAGAGACGCGAGCTTCATCGAATGCTGGGTTGTGTGTGAGTGCCACGCCAATCAATGTGGCTTCATTGACGATCATCGTGCCGTCTTCGTTAAATCCATGATCTAAGACATTCGCCTCGACTGAGAAGCCGTCGCGCAATCCATCCATTGCCTCTTGTATGGCATCGGATCCGGCATTAGTTTTTGAAATCTTAAACGTGGCATTGATTGATTTGCCATCTGGTGCAAGCTCCATTGATAGCGTCTTTCCAATTGGCCGAGATGCGTCATGCTCAAGATTGAGCTTGACCGATGCTGGAATCAATGACCCGGATTTGAATAAGACTTTGCCGGTTGACGCGCTCGCCGGTGTATCGAATTGAACAATCTGGCCGGTAATAGTGCGAGCCTCTGAATCGGCTGCCGTGATGGTAAATGGTGTCAATACTTTCATCGGATCATCTCCTCTTGAATTCGGATTTCTTCTGCACTCAATGCGCCGACGCGATTGAGAATCTCATAGATCTGGGCGCGCTCTAATGCTGATCCGCGCAAGTAATCATCGAGTGCGTATTCAACGCGCTGCGTTGATGGCACAAAGTCCGGCATTGATAATCTTTCGGTGATTGAGTTCATCAGTGGAATTAATGAGAAGTCGAGCAATGTCTGGCGTGTTGTTGCAGCGTTTGAATACGTCATCGATGATCCAGTTTCTGCATCAATGAAGTAGGCCGGAATTCCTAAAGCCCGGGCCAGTTCGGTGGCAATGTAGCTTCTCGCACTTGCGAGCTGTAATTTTTCGGGATCAAAGCCTAAAGTCTCCAGCGAAATATCAGCATTGAGAAATGCCGTGGTGCGATTTCTTCGGCTAGCACCCCAAGACTCCAGAAGTTTAGCAATGCGATCTGCCGGCAACGCTGTGCCATTTGATTTCAAGACCATTTGTGGAACAGGCTCACGCGCATACAATGCCGCCGCGCGCTCAAGTTCGGCGCCGGTTCTTATCGTCATCCCAGCTCGATTGAGCAAGCCTTCATCATTGCCGTAGAACACGACCAGAGATCCCACGCCAGATAATGGCAGCGGTGTGTGACCATCGATTGAATACGACTCAATCTCTGTTGAATCTGAATTTGTGTTGATGGTAACGCGATCCGGCGAGATTCTCTGGACACTTCTCACGCGCTGACTGTCGGCAAATAATTCGGTTATCTGCCAATACCCGTATCCATAGAATAACAAATCTTCTAGCGTCCAGACATAGGTGGCCACTCCCGGGATGCGTGGATCCGGTGTACGAATGACGCGCGGTGGGTCTATCTCCATTCCAGTGACACGATCACGGATTTCTAGACTGATCGATGCGATGGAAGAGCAAATAATTCCTCTGCCGCGCGCGATTGCTGGAACGCTCATGGCCTCTTGCCGTGTAGCTGTTCGATTGCCGCGAAAGAATGGCGAAAGTGAATCAAGAGTTGTGACGGGTGCAAGAGATGCAGAGACGTCGTATGTCAGCTCTGCGACGGATGAAGTTCGAACAAAGATGTCTCTGAATCCCATACATGAATTCTCTCAAGAGTCAAGCATCAACCCACTAAGATGTCGAATTCGGTTTCCGGGCGTGTCGCAAAGTGTGTTACTAGACTTGTGGCAACGGCCGCGCAAATTGCCGATTGTGACGCTCTTCTTCCCATGACCCAGCCACCATCGCCTCGACGCAATTGAACGGCTGAAAGAATCTGCGTCGTCAGCTCGCTTTGATTTCTATGCCGAAGCCTCTGCGAATTAATAGCACCCAGCATCTCATCACAGGCTTGAGGATAGTCGCCATCCATGTCAAAGATCGGAATGCCAGCCGGTTGCATTCTGGCCGCGACCGCCCCAGATGTCCGGCGAGAGTAGAGCAAGAATTCAATGGGGTAATCGCGGCAATATTTGGCAGCATCATTTGCAATGGCGCGATCATCGAGCTGGACTGAGTTCTCCCAAGTGTGGAGCAGCTTAACTACAAATCTTTCATCATTTAATTTCTGCGCACCGACCAAGGCTGCAAATCTGCGATCCGGTGAGCAATCGATGGCCAGCCATGTTAGCTTCTCTGGATCTAGATCAACATCCATATCCGCGCACTCAGCCCATTCAGCCGAACCCACCACGCTGGATATTGTCTGCACCCATCGGCAGAGCACTTCGGTCATCACTACTTCAATTGGATCATTGAATACGGCGCGGATGTTATCGGGGTGGATAGTTATTCCAAGGCCGGGATTGGCAAATGCTGCATTCTCAATCGAGAGCACCTCAGTCGGTGATGACCATTCAAAGTAGCCGATGTCATCGAGTGCGCCAGCACTGGCGGCCATCCCACGCTCTTTAAGGATATTGAGCACGACGGAATGAGAATCACCGGCATTTGAGAAGCAATTGACTTGAGGATTCTTGGCCGCCATCAACGTATAGCGCAACGCGGCAAATGAGTCCAAGTCTTTCTGTTCACGTAGTTCATCGAGATGCACCACTTCCGGCTTACTGAGTCCACGAGCTGCGGATCCACCGGCTTTGATGACGAATCGATTGCCAGCTAACGTCTCAATCTCTTCTGCCCCATGTTGCCATCTAATGCGCTTGACTTGCTTTGCCAAATCATCGTGAGACTCAATGATGGCCACTAGCGATCTAAATTGTTCTAGAGAAGTCACCAATCGATGAGCTGAGCCGACCTGCAACGACTCATCCCAGTGGAATAACCCCATCGCAATCCGGGTGAGCATGTAGGTACTTTTGCCGTTTTGCCTTGCTAGGCACGCAACCGTGATGGGATGGTAATACCGGCCGTCCGGCTTAATTTTCAATGAGTGAATCGCCAGCCATTTCTGCCATGGCATGAAACCGCCCGGGATTATCTGGTCAGCAAAGTCAATCAATTCATGGCCACGAGACGGCAAATCATTAAGCGGCGTGTGGATTCTGGGCGTTGTATGGCCAAAGACTTGAGCTGATTCCGACTCTAAAACCGATGTGAGCCGATTTGAGACGTCTTGGTTGGTATCTTGACCAACTATGACCAATGGCGTCTTAATCATGGCTTAGTGACACGTTCTTGGGTATATCTTGAACAT